TTTCTTTATCGTATTGAGTATTACCATCAATAAATGAACCTTCCAATGTATAACCTGCAATTTCAGCAACCTTAAGTAAAAGTCCCTTATGGTAAAATGCTGGTTTGAAATCAGTCGTTACATAACCTATCGGTTTAGTATTATCTAATAAAGGATATTGAAACATATCTTCATAAGTATGATTAGTCCAAGCAAATTGAATAGTATCTTGGTCATATAAATGGTCGAATTCCTCAATATCTAAATCCTTTACAAGTTTATCACCTACAGTCTGGAAGAAATCTACTGAATCATCAAATACTATTACTTTGTATTCAATCTTATTACCTTGTAAGTCAGCATTATTTAATTTATTAACCGCAGTAAGTTGTAAATAACCCTCAATAACAGGAGAACTATTAACTACTATCCTAGCATCCCTCTTTTTATTAACATCATATTCATCAAATGTACTATTAACATCAAATAAATTACCAAATGCATCGTTATTTTTCTTAGTACCAGGAAGAGTAATGTTCTTACTGTAGTTACTATTCTTCTTTTCGATGCTTCTAATGTCATCAATACTATATTGTAATGCAATTGATATCGCATCAGATGTTAAGTCTAATGATATTTGGTCTGAACCACTCCCTATAATTAATTCTACTTTTTTCATATCCCTTTTATTTTAACCACGTTGAGAACCACCGTTCTGTGCGTATGTAAATGTTATTGTATAGTTTAATAACTTATCATTAATCCTTTTCTTTTCTTCATAAGAAGTTGTTGTGATATTAATAGCTATATATTCGTTATTCTCATCTTGTATATATACATTTGGAGAACCTAACATCTCTACAACCATATCAACCTGCTCATCACTTAACCAATCACTTGTACAAGTAACACTAGTAGTTGATACATTGTCATAAGTAGTGGTTCCTTTAGCGTAAGTAGTATATCCATACGTCTCAGACACTGAATCATAATTCCCATAGTTCTGCTTATAATTACTTTTATCATTCTTTACGTTAGTTCTAGATACCTTATTAAATGTTAATGGAATATAACTACCTAACTTATCCATAAAGAAAAATCTAATAGGAGAATATTTACTACAATCATCTACAATATTTAATCTTATAGTTTCCGATACCTCAACGCCTGGCCCATCAACATAATTATTAAGCATTACATAATCAATAAATGTTGTATTAGCATCAACCACTGGTAACGCACCAGTTAATACTATTATCCCTGCGTCTGTTGTATTAATAAAGTCTAATGGACCTATCTTATTCTGAACCAAAAAGAATTGATTAGATGGAGGATATGCAGTTGAAACACCATAGGTACCATTATCAGTTACGATGTAAGTTAATGCTGGAACACTTCCAGTACTAAAGTTAGCATTAAGCCAAACCCTATCATTAATCGACACGTCATAAGTCTTAGGCATATTAGTTAAAAATTTAGTTGTATCTGCAGATGTATTAGTCATAAGATAATCAGTTGCGTCCCATTTTCTAAATCCTTGGAATGATAACACCCCATTGAATGAGAAGAATATATTACCTTGTAAAGCAACGTCTTGTTCTATAGTTCTAGTTCCACCACTAACTAATGTCATAAGTCCACCTTCTATTGCCGTACTACTCTCTTTAGGTATATCAGTTGCAACAATATATTCATTGAAATATGATAATATAGTTGATGATGTATTATATTCAGGATGTGTGAACCCTGGGTCTTGTACAATACTCACTTCATCACCATCAACGAAAGGGTGTTGGTTATTACTATATGATGCATTTACTGAAGCATCTGTAGAGAACCCTACATTCGCACCAACAGCTGTAGTGTTATCATCAAACCTCCATACAGGGTTTTGGAACTCTTCAGTAACTTCAAACGACCATTTAACACCTGCACCATCTACTGCAGTTACAACACTGTTAATATCAGATGGATAGAAATCGGTACTTAAATAATTCTCGATATGTCTATGTACATCAATGATTCCAACCCCATCTGGGTTAGGTAATATTACTAGTGTAGATATTATTTCATATTCAGCTTCACCAAATACTCCTTTATATAATTTGAATATCCATCTGAAGTTATCACTTTGTATATTAGGTGACTCTAAAACTAGAACAGTCTCATTATATGTTGGTGTTATTCCTGATGGTGCAACCTTAATCGTTGTCTGTGTTCCCGTTTGTGGCATAATAAATATTTGTTATACAGTAATATATACACTACACCAATATGTTTTTATTAAACTCTTGGTATTTTAAATGTGTACTCTACTGATTCGTTTGATTTAAATTCCTTAGACTTTTTAATAAATCTTTCTGCAAGTATTAATGCAAATAGGTCTGATTCAATCTTCTTATATTCTTTAGATTTAAGTACAGCTTCTGAGACAGAGTAAGGTTCATTCAAATACTTGAAGTAGTAAATAGCGGAGACGTCAATCTTAACACCCCCTCGCTTATCCACGTTTATCTTAGTTGTAAACGAACGAAGAAGATTACCTGTATCAACCAAAGGGATATCCTGTATCTCTTTCATATGAAGCTTAGTAATCCTCTTAGCTAATTTTCTTATTTGTCCTCTAAAGTTTGCCATTATGGTGCTACGTTAGTTATTAAACCATTAGTTACTGTAACTGTGTCTCCATTTGCTATCACATAACTACCTGTCCATCCTAATTGACCTTCAGTTGTTATATCACCACTAGCCTCTACCTTAAACACTTCTGTGTCAGAACCATCAGTTACATTGAACTTGTCATCAACCTTAGCTGTAACCCTACCAATTCCTGCAAGATTAGCCTCTAATGATATATTAGTACTAGTTAATCTAACACCAACATTATTACTAGAATGATTTACTGAGTATTCACTATTATTAATTATCTTCTGCCAATAATTAGTAGCAAAGTTATTATATGTTTCAAAGTAAGAACCATTATTATTGAACTCACTTATAAGTAATGAATCACCAGTTACACTATCATCACCAAGACTTAAAGTATTACCATCTAAGTTTACTACCCTATTATCAATAATGTCTCCATCAGCTTCGTATATACCGTTACTACCAATACTTAAATCATATCCAACTGAAAGGTTATCTTTACCTCTACCCTTAAGTGTAGTTCCATCAACATAAAATGCGTATGAGTTATCATTTAATTGACCATCAACAGGTGGCGCATTGTTATCATCTTGAATAAAGTAACCATCGTGTTGTGTTACACTACCATCTAGTAATATCTTCTCACCATTAATGTGAGTATTACCACCAATAACTAAACTATTATTATTAATAAATGAACCACTACCATCCTTCAATTGAACTACTTGTGTTCCAGCATCCCAAAGTTGAAGATATGATACACCTGACTGTCTATATGTCATAAATTGAATTAACCCACCACTTTGAGTATTTATTCTACCATTTCCTTGAACTACAAATGATTCAGTACTTCCATCACCCTGTAAAAACTCAGCGATAATAGACTCGCCATTTGGGTTATGAAAACTATGAGCAACTGTATTCTGATATGGTCCACCGTAACCAGTATTTCCATCAGTCCTCATATCTAATCTATAGGTAGCTCCATCCTTAATAGCAAATGTATGGCCACTCATATCTAATATACGATTACTTACAAGACTATCATCTTCGGTGTAAATATTATTAGTTGCACCCTCGCCAAATATTTTAACTATAGTTCCAGTTGGTGATTTATAATAAGGTAATCTATCTTCTAGGTTATAGAAATAAGTTTCTATTGGAACGGAACCCCAATCTGCTGAGGTCTCCGTTATTAATGAATAATCAATTCCCTTTTCAGGTTGAGTATTTTCTGTAATGTTTATAATTGCCATATCTATTTATGTTTTTTATTATGCTAATATTATGTTTCCGTATGCGTCAGTAGTTTCTATTTGAGTATTATTATTCGTTACATCTACACTACCATACACGTCATTACTATCTGCGGTATTCTTCATTCTTAGGTTATCAAATCTCATTATAACTGTTGATTTATTCGCCCTTAAACAAAATTGATTCGCACTATTACTAATAAGTCTTGTGTCTGATATATCAAAATTAAACCCTGTATCTCTACCTTCAACACAATCACCTCCTGTTGATTCTATACGTGAATTAGTAATAGTAATCGGATTAACTATCGTTGTTGTTCCTAATCTATAAATTCCTTGACCATTCTCAGTAACCAAAGATGAATTGTGAAATATAAACCCATCATTACCAGTACAACGAATACCACCAACACTTGATTTGACAGTACAATTATTAAATTCGGTGTATACGTTACAAACTAGAGCAAACGTCCCTACTGAACCTGTTCTAGTAAGAGTACAATTATTATAAATATGTTCTCCACCATTAGATTCAATATAAGCATCTTTAGTTGTAATGAAGCAATTATTAAATATCCCTGCTAATCTTCCTAATGGTGTTAATCCTTGTCCATCTAATGTGCAATTATTAAATACAGGTGTAGAATCTACTAATGTTGCTGCATAATAACTACTCAAGGTAACTCCGTAAAATATACAGTTATTAGCAGTTACGTTTGATGCATAATAGAATATAGCCGAAGACGAACTATTATCTTTATTCTGATACATTATACAATTATTCATTATTGTCTTAGTGTCAGTTCCTGCACCTGAAGGATAACTAAATATAAATCTACCATTATCTTTAGTATAAATATTATTTAAAACGACTGTCTTAGTAGGGTCGCTTACACTCATAGTAAACAAGCCATTATTACCATTAGTATTATTTATTAATGTAGCATTATCACTTGTAATTGTTGTATTTCCTTGTAAATGAATAGCACTAGAATGATTAGAGAATAATTGAAAAGTTCCACCACCAACAATTTTAATATTAATACCATTAACAGGTTTAATATATCCAAAGTTAATTATCTTTAAGAAATGACCATTCATATTAATAGTTATAGATTCATTCCAAATCCAAGGAGAATTTGTTAATCCGCAATCTGAAACCTGGTCAGTATGTACATCAATTACATCACCACTAATAGCATTATTGTAGCAAGTATAGAAATTATCATAAGTAGTATTAGTACCATTACTTCTTAGGATAAATTTAGAATTATCTATACCACCAATACTAAGGTCAGTTACTAATCCAGTATTATCTTTATATCTACCTGTTAATGAACCACCATCGATATGAAGACTCATAGAGTCATCTATCAAACATTCATCTGCTGTTGGTGTAGTTGCTACGTGCTGAACGAACTCATCACTTATTAATGTTTTACCTTGAAGTGAAACATCTTCACAAGCAAGAACTGTCTGAGACCCAACTACAAATTTATTAACTTGTAAACTAGTTGAATGAGCTAAGAAATAATGAGGAGCATCCTTACCTATCTGCGTATAAAAATTAGTTAATTTTCTATTAAAGTTTAATGTTGAATTTAGATTAGTACCAACAGTAAATGTCATACCTCTACCTATCTCAAATCCATAAGCGGAATGAGCATAACCAGTTTTAGTTCCAGCCCAATCTCTACCAATACCAAACACAAGTTCATTACCTCTATTATAATAGTCAATTACACCAAAATTACCATCCATATACTTCTCTATTCTAATTTGTGCATTAGATGAACTAGTACCAAAGGTCTGTATATATGTATTATCTTTGAATGCAGTTGTATGTGGTCCATCAAATTCTAAATCAGCATTTGCTATATTAGTATCGGTAAACCCAGTAAGTCCAGAACCATCACCAACGAACGTACCTGTAGTTGTTCCCGTTACATCTAAGTCACCATTAATAGTTAATCCTGTAAATGTATCTATTGTTGTATTAATAACGTCTCCGTTACTTATAGTACTTGTTAATGTATTATTATTAAATGTAGTTCCAGTTAAATAGTAATCATCTGAAGATATTCCAGATATTAATATAGTATTACCATCATTTCTTGTAAGTGTAATTGTATCTGTACTATATGTACCACCAGTAACAAATGTATCACCACTATTAACTGAAGATAAATCAGTAAGGATACTAGTACCATCATTCAATAATATAGTTAAATCATTATCTGATATAGTCGTACCAGTCACATATATATCGTCTGTAACGAACCCACTCAATGCTGATGATATATCTACATCATATGCATCATCTAAGTCGTTTCTATCAAAGGAAATTATATTACCTGTAAGTGTTGCACCAGTTGTAAAGAAGTCATTTGAACTGAATCCACTTAATGCAGGTGTTAAATCTACACTATATGCATCGTCTAAATCGTTTCTATCATAACTAATTACATTACCACCTAGTGTTGCACCAGTTGTATAACTATTTGTATCATCTTTTAATTGAGATAAATCGATTAATAATTGTACATCATCATTTCTATCTAACTCTAAGTTATTTGTTATGTTATTAAATGTACCTCCAGTTGTAAATGTATCTGGAAATGCATCCATATCTACTGATACTACTCTAGTTCCACCAGATGTTTGTACTTCAATTGGATATACACCAACAACATCCTCTACGAATACAGGACATAATACATTTACATCAGGACAATCAACGCCAGGGAATTCAAATCCAGATATATCTTCCATAGGTATACCACAGAATGATGTTAATACTGGTGTCTTTAATGATATTTCACATAACCAACCAGACACCTCTTCATCAAATTCCTCAGTAAATGCCTCAAATGATATATCACCTGTAATATTTAATTGAGAGTTAACGTAGTAAGGGTGTCCCTTAAATTCTGTTACTATGTCCTTAAGAATATCAATAGTGTCAGATAATACATCGTTCTCATTTGACTCATCCTTATTAACTAAATCAAATACTCTTACTTCAAAGTCTATTTCAAAAGTTTTGTATCCATTTTCTGACTCTGGCATAATAGCATCAGTTGGATTAATCCATAATACAGGATGCATATAAGCCTTATCGGCTCCTATCTCCCAGCTGTCACCAATCCCAAACCCATTGATTTGGTAATGTCTTTTAGCTATATCTTTCCATACAGATATTAATTGTTGAATTGTTTGTATACGCATAATTTTATATATTTTTAATATTATCTCTTTTTATTATTCTATTTTCGTAACTACATAATGGTTGTAGGTTGGTGTAATGATTTAACTCTATTAACTCTTCCTCTGTTTTAGCTGAAGAGATTGGAATTATGTGGTCAATATCCCAACTTTTATTAGGTTCTAATATACCATCCTTAGGATTACCTTTATTATCCCAAGTCATCCAATCTTCAAACATACCTTCTAGATACTCTCTAAAGTATATTAACGAACAACCTATTAACTTTTCACTACTCATACTTTTAGTAAACCCAGTTCTTTTAAAAGAACTATTAATAAGAGAACGGGTATCTACTAATAACTTAAATAGAGGGTCTCGTTTCTTACGTTCTTTTCTATAGGTATTTTCATATATTCTACGTCTATCATTAACTGTGCGCTTTAACTCTTCTTTCTGTTCATCTGTATATTTTCTTCTTTTTTTGTTAATACTTTCCGAGTTATTATTATAATAATCTCTTGCGTCTTCCTTAAGTTCCTCCTTATTATCTTGATAATAACTTATTTGGTAAGCCTTATTATAAGCGGAAGCACACTGTTTACATTGCTTTTTTAATCCATCGGCATAGTCTTTACTATTCCCGAAGTTAGTTAACTCTTTTTCTATATTACATTTTGTACAGATTTTCATATTAATTTTTATTTAGTATATTGAAATCTTCTTCAACCTTCTTATATGCTCTTGTTCTTTTTGCCTTATCTATAACATTAAAGTTACCGTCAACGTATTTTAAATAATCTATACCAGTTATATCAACCTTCATCTTATTTCTTGAACTAACAGATACTTTAGCTTTAATACTTCTCAGCATATTACCAGTATCAATTAATCCTTGTCTACCTATTTCAGCCTTAACTATCTTTACTATACGTCTACCTAATATTCTTAGGTCTCTTCTATTAACTGACATATTAACTCTCATATCTCTATTTATTTATGTGCATTCATCATCGCTTGCCTCTTCTCAAGTCTTGCTTGGTACTGGTCTTTTTCGTGCCAATACGACAAGGTGTTTAATGCACTGATATACGGTACCTTGTATACCTCATTAAATTTTGTTATGTCCCCCTTAGCCAAACGTTCTACTATTGAGAACCACTTCCATCTATCACTAAACTTAGGTGCCGCTGGCCCTTGTGTTACATCGTCTTCATCTCTTTCTGGACCACTAAATAATCCAGAGTAGTTAAACGTTATTATCTTTCGCCAATTGAAAAAAAAACACTCATACCAAGGACATCCTCAATAGATAAGTGTTTCTTAAATAACTCCATTCTAGTATCACATAAATCAGAATTGAACTCTTCACCGCTAGGTCTTAAGATAACGCTTAAGATTGCAGGTATGGCACTAACAGAGTCTAACTTACCGTGTTCAATAAGTGTCTCAATTGTTATGTACTCACCAATAGTTAAATCATTCATATTCTGTGTTAATTTAAACGGTACGCTGTCTACATCAATTTGCTTTATATCTAATTCTTTTGGTGGTGTATTCATAAATGACATCTGACTTACTATATTATTTAAATCAGCACCTTTTATGTATTCAAATATTTCCTCTAGATTGTCGTTACCAAAAATCTTTAGCATATAAATGTAATACTCCACAGGGCTTTCATAATTATTAATATCTAATGTACTTAATTTTATAAATTCCCCCAATGTTACTTCTTCCCAAGACGTTGGTATTATAATTTCCTTCTTCATAGTAATATATATATAAATCGTAATAATGTTTATAGCATTCTTGTAAATCCTCCTTGCGTATATTCATATATCATCTTAAACATCATAGCATCGGCAAAATCTGGTGAGTGTCCTATTATTTTTTTCTGGTCTGCTTTACTATTTATTTCCATCTTTGATTCACTGGTAGACCTTACCTTACGTTTGATGCATAATAATTCACTATCCAATTCTTTCTTAAATTTATTAGTCTTCATCTTTATCTTACCATCTCTAATAAGCTCACCTAACTTATAATATAATTGAGACTTTAAGTTTATATAGTTTTCATTCTTAAGTGCCTTACCGTTATTGGTAATAGCTTTAGCACTTCTTAAATACTGCTTAATGAATTGTCCAACACCATCACTATCATATGCGATATATCTAGTTTGCACATCATACATTGCGGCAGTCTCTTTAATCTTATCTAATACAACCTCAGTCTTACCAACCTTAATTATATCAATAACGTCATTACCTTCCCATACAAATAGTATACAACCATCTTGTTTAAATGCAATATCAGCTGATATGTATCTCGTTGTATTATTATTCTTACTTATTGAATGGTCATACATCTCTTTTATATCTTCACTTGATACAATACCATCTGGGTCATCTTGTGAATCCCAATTACCTAATAATAGTCTACTCACTTCTCCTGGGGATAGTGTACGTTTTAAATTCTGAATATATGCCTCAGGTAAATGAGGGTTATCATTTGCGGTTGCATTGACAAAACTTCTCCATTCTGGTAGGGTTCCTTCTTTATCTGCAACATAGAAATCATCATATAAGAAATTACGACTTGGATTACAGGTCATAATTAATAATGGTTTAATATTATGTGATTCATTTCTCCATCTACCAATTCTTGATTGAAGTATTTCTTTACCTCTATTACTTGTTTCACCTGCTTCATCAATAACTGCGAAAGTTAATAAGAGCCCACCTAAGCGAGTATAATCTGGGTCTGATGGTACGTGTCGTAATTCCTGAAATATTATCTCAGAACCATTAAAAAACGTTATCTTACCTTCTATAGGGTTATAGGTATAATGTTCATCTTTATTTAATCCAAAATTAGGAAAGACTTCAGATATTAATGTTACTACTGTAGTTTTCTTTAGTGTTGTTAATTCATTTCTACATAACCCAACCCTAATACCTTCGTACTGTAAACATTTGATAGTTATTAATGAACCCATTAAATAAGTTTTAGCTGCACCAACACCACCACCGAATAATATTTCAGTAGTATATTCGTTCTCAAATAATTGAAATACTTCATCTTGTTTTATTGTAGGGCTGAAACTTATATCCATTACTTCTTAGGTTTAATATAATTAATAGTTATACCCTTATGCTCTACCTCAGTCTTCTCTGGTGCATAGGCCCCCGTAACACGACTCAACTGGTCCAATGCCTTAAGTGCGATGTTATAACTTTCTTTAGCCTTACTCTTGTCAAGAATATCTTCCAATTCTTTTAAGATGCGTTCTCTATTCATTATTGTTTTCTTGTCCATCTTTTCATCTAATTCTTTATTCTTAACTCGTAACTGCATTACCACATACGGGTGTCTAACCAATAGGTAGGCTGCTTTCTTTATTGACTTTTGATTAGTCAATGTAGGTACTAATTCTTTATACGCTTGAACCGCATTACAACAAGCCATATATAAAGTTACGAACCTATCATACTTCATCTTCTGACTCTTACTTTTTAATCCAAACCTTTTTAATACTGGGTCTTTTGAATTCATATTTATTCTCCTTTAGCTATTTTTATGATATGCTGTACATATACTACTGGTAATATAAACCATATTACTATTGGTGTAATTAATGCAAATACTATTGCCTTAACTATTCTCTTTGTTTTACTTACTTTCATAATTCTTTTTATAATAAATTCTAACTTTATTAAATACATTCCTTATTACTGTTGGACATTTATCACATAGATAACTATTATCATTATGTGTTAGCCTGTATATAGCGTATAGTCTACTCAACTTATCACCACTAACTGTTGTCCATCTAATTACTTCTGTTATCTCCTTCTCAATCTCTTCCTTTGTCATTTCCTTATAATTTTATTGGTGTACTGATTAAGTACTTATCTATTAGATACGCTATTAAACTAAT